TCTGAAATACCTTGTGCGTACATTTCAACGCATTTATTCTTTACCTCTTGGGGTATCTTCATTTATTCACCGACTTTCTGATTATTCGGTTGTGGTAGGAAACCCACAATATGGCACAATTCCCCTCATAAGNGATTCGGGAACATCNGCATTNTCATATGTNCGNNNAATTCCNNNCTCGNTNTGAGTGACTTGTCCTTCTGCTCCACGCTTCAAGTAAAGATATTGTGCNATCTCTAATAGTTTAAGGTCGTATCTTGCGGGAACAGTTAATCTTGTATTGTCAAATGGATAAAGCCTGTCNAGTATTTTCTGTTTTGCAATATCAAGATACAGAGTTAACAATGTATCTTCTGAATTATCTGATATCCCAAGTAAGGTTTTTAAATTCTCTAACATAGACTTCATCCTTTCAAATACAGGGCAGTAGGAAGTAAGGGTGAACTACTGCCCTGTTTGGTTAATTACTTATTCACCTTTAACAAGCGTTACATTGAGCTGCTTGACAGGCTTGTTGTCTGCGTCTACTAAGGCAACATGAGCCTTTGTGCTTGAGGATGCTGCAATTTCAGTTGTTGCACTTACCCAATCTGTGTAGTTAGATAATGCTGTGCCAAAAGCGGCGTTAGATACATCCGCTTCGCCTAACTTATAAACCCATTTGAATCCAACTGGTGCAGGAAGCTTGATGTCAAGGAAAGTTCCGTTCTTTGCTTCGCCTGCTGTGGAAACGATTGAATCTGCTGCAAGGGTTGTAAGGTCGGTAAACTGACGAATCATTACAACCTTGCTCTCATCATGCAGATAAGCTGTATAGTGCTGTGTTGCGTAAGCGGTCTGCCTTTGGTATTCAGCCTCACGCTCAACCTCTAGCATAATGCCACGCTTGCGAATAAACTTTACTGCCCCCGGCTTAACGATATATCTGCGGATTTCTCCGTTAGTTGTGTCTTTCTTAATCTTGTTAGCAGGGATAATCTGACATCCCCAAAGCTCGCCCATAACTCCGCTTGACATTCTAGCGTCACCTAAGTCAGTAGCCTTGATAAAATCATCATTCTTTCTTAGGGTTGCCTTGTCGGTTGTAGATATATAAAGAGCTTTTACACCATCTTCATCCTCTCCAAAAATAGTCAGAGCATCTGCCAAAACATCAGGAGATATGTCCGCTGTGGTTCCAAACTGTCTTACTACACTTACGCCATCAAGTGCTTCTAAAATGTCATTATCGGCTTTGTTGTCAATAGCTACTGCAAGCTGTTTGCCTGCCTCGCCTATAGGGTCACCATACCCACTCAAAACAGCCTCGTCTGTAATCTGAACAGCCTTTGCGGTTTTCTTTACTTTTGCCTTAACGGTACTTGTGGATAATGCCACAGGAACAATCTGACCGTTTTCGTCAACATCAGACGCGTCGCCTATGTAAGCAAAGCTAGGAAATGTAATCTCGTCACCGGGTTTCCCAACCAATGTGTCGTCTACTTCAACAACTGGTAAAAACACCATTTTGTCAGTAAGTTTTGTTTCTACTACAGAAGCAAGCACTTCTGGTATAACTAAATTCGCTTTCATTGTAGTTGCCATAATAATCCTCCCTATTCATTCAACTGGTTAAACAGTGTGGGATTGTCCTGATAGAGTTTTGCCTTCTCGGTATAAGACATTCCCTTGAACTGTTCTTTTGTTATAGTTGCACCGCCTGTTCCTACTGGTGGTGGTGTCATTCCTTGTAAGAGGCTGGCTTTAACGCCTTTCTCCGTTGCTTCTGCAACTGTTTTTCTTGTAGTTGCATAACTGGTGGCAATCCTTTTCGTTCTCTCTGAATCACTTGAAACAATGTCATCNATAAAGGTTGAGTATTCGGCTTCGGTAAATCCTGCCCCTGCTAAGATTGAAATAGCATCTGCTTTGTTTATTTTCAAAGCAAATTCCTTTTCTTTCTCTGCGGCTTTCTCTAAGGCTTTCTGTAGCTTTTCTTCTGCTGTCTGATTTACTCCCTTTAATTCCTCATACTCGGCTTCAATTAATTTCAGGCGTTCAATCTCCTCTTTGTCGGCAGTTCTCTTAGCTTTTTCTAAGTTAATATCTCTGCCGTTCAAATCCATAAGGGATTTTAATTGTTCCTCGGTTGCTTCGGGGAAAATTGCTAAAACTTCATCTCTCTTCATTTCATATCCTCCTACGCTTTTTTACGGTGGTTGCTTCACCCTGAATTGGTTTCTCATTTTACGCATGAGTGCTAAATAAAAATGCCACTTATAAAAGAATTAACTTTTACTTAGTGGCACTCAAGGTACTCTTTACGGTATTTACTTTTGATATTTCTCCGCATCTAGGACATTTGATTTCTGCTTGTCCGTTTAACATGCAGAGCTTTTTGTTACACTTTTTACATCTAACCTCGGTCAACTAAACCACCTCTTCTTTCTCTTCGGGCGGTTCTATGTTTTCCCATTTCTTTAGATAAGGTAACGAGTCTATATATGTCTGTTCAGCATCAGAGAACAGCCCACAATTTGCTATTGCTATTCTCGGATGAATGCCTGCGTTAAGTTGTCCGATTAAGTTCTGTATCTTTATTGATGCATTGTCATTCTTGGAGCGTGAGAACTTAATATCAATGTCTGATAGTGCTATGTCTTTTATGTCAACTGTCTTAATTGTGTTGAGAATTTTAATAATAATTCTTAGCGAGGCTTTTTCTGACTGACTAAATAGCAATTCTGTTGACCTAGCCATGGCTTCGGCTGTTTCCCATCCATTTGAAAGTTGAATGGCTTGGCCTGTGTTTCCTCCTGTTGATACCTTTCTGTCGGGTACGCCTGCTATCTGAAGAATACAGTCATACATATAATCAATTAAGGTTTGTGTTTCTGACTGGTTAAGGGTTTCTGTTATGTATTCAACATTTGCAGGAAGTCCAGGCTCTGATTTTGTTAGGATTGCTCCCTCTGCTTTCAATTCGCTATATTGGTTGCTATCAATCTGACAATTATTAAACCACATAAGAGCTTGAACAAATTGGGCTATTCCATTTAATCTGTCAGATGTCGCTATGTTTAAAGCGTCAAGTAGCGGTATAACAATTTCAAAACTTCCTTGTCTTGCTGAATTGTTGGGATATTCGACAACTGGTATCATTCCCAATAGGTTAGGCTCGGTTTTTATAAGTTTAAGCCCATTCCCTAATAAATTTCCTTCTAAAGTGAAATAATATTTGTCTGTGTATGCTCCGTATGTAAAGGATTTATCTTTTGTGTTTTCTGTGAATGTCACTCCTAAAACTGGCTTTCTATAAATGTCATTTGACTTCACTACGAATGTNTTTTCAGATGGGAGATTGAGCAAGTAAAACGGTGAGGTTCCTATGATGTCATTCTTAGGTCTTGGAAGTATAATCCTATGACCTATTCCACAAATAGACATTTCNTCNCCTAACTCTTTATCTTTAGCNTGTTTATCTTCTTCGAATAACATCTCATTCAGAATAGAAATNCGCTTGTCGTCTTGTAGTTCATCACTTTCTTTGGCGTCAACCTTTCCTCTTTGTACTANTGAAATAGGAGAGCCAAATACATAACCTGTCTTAAATGACACAATCTCGGCGGCATGGTTTTCCACAATTTTAAAATTTATTTCAGGTCGCACCTCTTTAATCCTTGATAAGATGGGTTGGTCGCCTCTTACATAATTTTTCAGGTATTCAATTTGAGTTTTGTTTATTCTGTGGATGTTTAAAGCATCCGTCAAAACAGACACGATATTATCACGATTTATTTCTTTGACATCTGTAAATATTTCTTTTCTGCCAAATAAACCACTCATCTCTAACGCCATGTTATCCCACCTCTCTACACCTTGCTTACCATACATATAGTGGTTTTGTCAAGATAGTACCACTATAAATTGCAATACTATACTGCAAAATGTGACTAAAAAGGTCGTTTGAATATTTCTACCTTATTTCCGCCATGCTGAATAAAGTTTACAAGCTGTGCTAATGAATCGGCAGCATCATCATGTTCATTCTTTCCAGTCTGAACTGTTGTTGTAAGTTCAGCCATAAAATCTCTATACTCTTTTGAAGCGTGCTTATCGTCTATAAAATAAAATCTCTTGATTTCAGGTGCGAATTGAATAATTCTCGACATTTTGCCTTGATTAGACGGGGCTTTCCTGTGTGATATATTGCATATATAGCCACCTGCTCTTAATAATTCGTCTACCTTGTCAGCGTATTCATCACCGCCATTATTGGCTTCAAATCTTCCCATCTGTAATTTGTGTTGCTTTATTNTGCCTACTACAATAGGTCTTGTGACCTCTTTNTCGCCCCTATTGAATACAACGTCATGTATGTAATAGTTGTCTCCGTATTGGTAACAAATAGGCATTGATAGGCTATCTCCCCCGCCCCAGGCAACATCGCAAGCAAACAATCTTCTGTCAGCTTCCACTCCTGGTAATGTTCCGTTGTAGTAATTTAATTCATCAGCAGGAAACAATAATCCCTCTCTTACAAATGGTGCTTGTTGATATTTCGCCATCCATTCGTTTTTATCAAGTTTCTCCTTGAGGTCTAAATAGTGCTTTGTTGTAAATCCAACACCATAGTCGTAAACAAAATTGCTCTCGTTNTTTTCGTTCAATGCAGGGATTTTTCTAAACCTGTATTTCGGGTCGTGCTTGTATTGCGCTTCAATTCTTCCTAATGGGTCACCGATATTCCATCTGGTACCAACCATTAGCTCCTTACATCCGTCTTTTTTACGGTCGAGCAATTGGTTTAGATATGCTTGGTATTTGTTTTCCAGTCTCAATGGGTTAAGGCTTTCTTCCCTGTCTTCGATTAAGTCGTCTGTGTATAAAAGGTTAGCGGCTTCAACCGCACCTGTTAATGTTCCGCCTATGGAACGACAAGTAAGAGTTGGAAACCTACTGTAATCACCAAGGTTAATTGATTCATCCTCTGCGCTTATCCGCTCTATTTTTACGGTAGGAAATACATCAGCCCATAGATATTCGGGGTTCTTGATTATATTTAGTGCTTCACCATAAAAACCTTTTGTAAGTTTTCCTGAATGCCCTGACATTAGATTAGCCATGTTTGGATATTTACCCATCTGCCAAGTCATATAAAAGATACAAAGAGTAGATTTTCCAGTTCTTGTAGGTAGAGATACACCTAGAAACTCAATAACCCCATCCTCTAAGTCTTGTAAATCGTCAACAACCACTTTCAAGGTCTTTCTTCTAGGCAGATAAAATCTTTTCTGTGGCTCCCTGTCTTTCTCTATGTATAAAAGATAGCTGTCAAAATCATAAGGTGCCATCATCAGCAAACATTTATTGTATAATTCAAAAAACCTAACATCAGAAGCTAATTTCCCCGCTTTGTTTTTGACGAATTTACAAGTAGATAAGGCTAATTCTCTTTCTTCCTCAATGACAATTAGGCAGAAGTCGAATAATGCACTCAAATTCTCATATTTAGTCAGGTCTTTATTTTTCAGTTTTTCAATAATCTCTAAGTTAGTCATATTTCCTCCAAATAAAAAGAACGCCTAAACGGTTTAGTTTAGACGCTCCAAATGGCGTTCAAGTGTGGCTGGTTTTAGTTTATTTCATTAGCCAAAAATGTATCAAAATCAAACGGATTATCGTGAGTTGCTACATTTTCATTGGGAAATTCACCTTGCATTAATAATTTCACATCTTGCAACTCGGCTATCAGTGCATCAATGCTTTCTGTTTTGGTAAATGTCATTATGACTTCTGCTTCTTTGGTACTCCATGTATCACTCACTGGAACTCTTTCACCAATTTCATGAGGTTCTTGTGTAATGCAGCATAACGCACCTATTCCATAACTTTGTACTGCTGTCATTCTTATATCGCCTGTCCCAAATTCCATTTTCGCTTTACCTTTAATCACTCTTTCCCCTCCTATGCAGTATACACCTTAAATCCTAAGTCCATATACTCTTTCTTTGCTTTGTTTAGTTCCTTTACGGTCTTATGTGGCTCTGAAAGAAGAAAGACTACATTGCCTTTCTCGACTGCAATTATAGCGTTCTTGCCTTTCATAGCTTCTTTGCCGATTTTGATAGCGTTGTCAATGTATATTCGGTCACCTGTGTATGTTCGGTTGTTTATTGATATTAGCCATTCTTTCATAAGTCACCTAGCCACTTTCTTAATTCTTCTTGGTTTACGGTTTCATCAGAATTGTAAATATCATAGTTCACATGAGGAATGTTTAAGGTTTTTATATCGAAATTGTGAATAAATCCTAGTACCCACCAAAAACTCTTTACAGTAGATTGTGTCATTAATGCGTTGTCATCATATACATAGATCTCACCCTCATCAAGTTCTCTATTGAGTTTATCGAATAATTCTTCCGGTGTGGCGAATATAAACACTTTAGCTGTGGCACCATCAAC